CCGCCGCCTTGTCGGCCAGCTTGCCAAGGGTGGCCCCCAGGTTGGCAAACACCGCCGCCGCCGCGCGGGCACTGCCGCCATCATCCACCGGGGCCGAAGGCAGGTTGCCACCGGGCGAAGCCTTCATGTCGAAGGTTTGAAAATCCTGTGAAGCGCGCGCCATGCCTCAGCCCCTCTGCATCATGTCAAGGCCAGCCTGCGCCAATTGCCCGAAGGCGGCAAAGCGCCCTTCGCTCTTGGCGCTCTTGGCCAGTTGCCGGAAGCCGGAAGCGCGCGCACGGAACATGGCCCGGCGTGCATCCTGCGTGCTGCGGTCAATGGAAAGCTCCTGTGCTGCCCGCTTGCTGGCGTCATAATTGGTGTCAGCTGCAAGGCCGCTGCCCAGGTCAATGCCGGAAGCCGCAGCATTCACCGTGTTCTCGCCCAGCACGCGCATCAGCTCGCGCTTCATGGCGGTCTGCTTCTGAATGGCCTGCGTGTCATCGGCCACCGCCTCAATTTCGGTTTCGGCGGCCTGTGCCTTATAGGCATTGGCCTTGGACCCCGCAGCACTCAGCGTGGCCAGTGTGCCTGCCACCGTGGCCGCACCCGAAAGAATGGCCGTGGCTGAAATGCCACTGCCAAACAGGCCGCCCGCACCTGCTGCGGCAGTGGCCCCGGCAGTGGTGGCGGCAGCAGCGCCCCCGGCTGCACCGGCACCACCGGCCCCCGCAAACAACAATGGAACAATTTGCATGGCCGTCTCCTAAAGTGCCGCTTCCAGAATGATTGATTTCACAGTCAATCGTCCTGGTCGCAATTGGGTAATCACCAGCTTGGGTTCGTCCACATAGCCGCCAAAGCCCGAAACCTTTTTCAGGCCATTGAAGGGAGCCAGCAGTTCCGGCACGTCCGGGGCCTGGCCAAAGCGGCGCAGGTTCACATCGCGCACCTTGCCGCCATTGCAGGCAAGCGCAATCGATGTGGTGTCTTCAAGAAACAGCTGCACCGTGTGAATGCGCGCCTTTTTCTGCAACCACAGTTCCGGCCCAATCATGCGCGCCAGTGAAAGCGTGGTGGCCTTGGGCGGTGTCCAGCGCCCCACAGTCACACTCTGCGCAGCCAGCGGCAGTTCAATCTGCCCGCCTGCCACGGTGAAAGGCCCCAGCACATGGCCATCGGCCAGTGCCCACACCTCCTGCCCCTCATGAATGGCAAGTCCCGTCACCGTGTCTGTGGCCACGCCGAAATTGAAATCAATGGCACCATCCAGCAGCAGGCCGTTTTCCAGCCGCTCAATGGTGCGCGCCACGCCACTGCCACGCGTCCGCTCCATGATCAGCGTGGCCTCATTGCGGTTGTTCACGGCACAGGCCCGTGCATTGCCCGCCGTGGAATAGCGCACAAAGCCCGTCAGCTCCTGTTCGCGCAGCAGATAGCCAATGCGAAGGCTGCCATCGCCATTCACCATCACCGCCTGGTTGGCGCTTTGCTGGTCGGCTTTGCGGCGCATGGCAATGTCAGTCACATCGCTCACCAGGTGATAGGCCAGCAGCGAAAGGTCGGTTGCGGTGTAATTGCCGTCAATGTCGGTATAGCGCATTTCACCAATGAAATCGCCGGACTTGTGCACGTAAACCGCAGCTCCTTCATTGTCCACCACCGGCACACCGGCAGCAACGCCATGGTCGGTTGCGGGCACATGCTTGGGCGGTGCGGTTTTTGACAGGCCGCCCGTTGATCCCGCCACCCAGTAATTGCGCTCGCTTGTCATCACCAGCAGGAACTGGTTGTTCACAATGTTTTCAATGCGCTCACCACCGGGAATGTTCAGGGGGATCACAAAGCTGCCGTCAGCTGTGTTCAGCCGCTGGTCAAAGTCATAGAAACGCCCGCTCTGTGAAGCCATCCAGGCATTGGGCAGGTTTTTGAAGCCACCCAGCAACAGGCGCTGCTGATAGAAGGCACCACAGCGCGGCCAGCCCTTGGCTACCGAGATAATCGGTTCTCCCGGCGTCACACCCACCACATCCTTGGAGGCCAGAATGGCGGCATCAGCCTTGTTCACCACCTGCCCCGAAAGCGTCCACAGGTCGCCCAGGTTGTCGGCCCCGGCAAACACCACGCGCAGGCTATAGGGGTTGGTGCCGCTTTCCACAGCCACGGTTACCCCCGGCTGCACATTGGGCAGGGCCAGAATAGCCGCCTCCACATTGGCGGCAAGGGTTGCCATCACCGGCACCGTGCCCGTGGTGGGCGCCGTGCTTTCCGCACGAATGCCCGTGGTTTCCTGCCCGTTCACCGTCAGGGTAAACACGATATTGTCCCAATAGGGTGCAGCCCCTTCATGGAAGCCGATGAAGTCCAACACAAATTCACTGGCCACGCCGTTCACATAGGCCCCGCCATAGTCGTAATTCGGCACGTCTGCCAGGGGTGCTGAACCTGTCACCCATGTGGCGGGCGCACCATGCAGCGCGCGCCAGGGGGCCACGTCTTCATGAAACATCAGCAGCGTGTCCAGATCCTGCGCATAAAGCACCTGCCCCACCTGCGCGGGCGAATAGACATGGGCAAACTGGTGCAGCTTGGCGCTTTCGCCCCACACCTCAACCTGAGTGCCGGTCAGTGCGAGGTCATACACATTGCCGTTCAGCGCCGCGAAGGGGATCAGGCGTTCCGCCGTTGCCGCCGTGTCGCCAATGTGCCGAAGCCCCGGTGCCAGCGTAAAGCCACCCTGCGGCAGCAGTTCAATGCGGTCGGCATGGGAAAGGCCAGCCGCGTGATATTTCAGCTGCGTGCGCTGGTCAAAGCGCGGCCCGAGTTCGCCTGCATTGAACACCGCCTGAAGTTTTCCGGGGCGCGCAACCATCAGTTGTTCCCCATCTTACGAGTTCCAGGCATCAAGCAGCGGGTTTTGCAAAGGCAGCATGCGCACGGGCGAGGTGCGCGCATCATTCTGGATGGCAGCACCCATCAGGCCGCCGCGATAGTTCACGGAAGCGGAACCAAAGGCCTCGCCCTTCTTGGCTTCCGCCACCGATTTGTCATCGGCCATGGCCATGGCAAATTCACCCGCCAGCGCCACGGTGAAGGCATGGCGAAAGTCACCGGCCCAGCGTTCCGGGTGTTGCTCAATCAGCAGCTGGGCAAAGGCCTTGGTGTCATCGCAATAAAGCTTGTCCCCCTCAAACTCGAAGCGCGTCAGCACATCGTCCGGGTCTTTGGAGCGCAGCATGCGGTTGGGCTTGATCTTGTAGCCCGAAGGGATGGCATAGCAATAGCGATAGCCGTTCTTGAACGTCTGCACCTGCCCGTCAATCAACGGCGCATCGGGCAGGCGGTTCAGTTCCACGGTTTGGCGGGTAAAGGTCCAGGGCACAAGGGCAAGGCAAAAGCCCAGCAGGCTGTCATAGATCAGCGCGGCCCGCTGCCCGCCCTCGGTTTCATCATCAAGGCTTTGCAGCGGCTCCTGCCCGATCAGGGCGCAGGCACGGTTGGCAATCACAAGGTGGGTTATCTCTGCCATGGCTGCACTCGCAAAAGGGGAAGGAAGGAAACGGGCGACACGGCATGAACGCGCCGCCCGTCATTGGTGCACCAAATCAGGTCAGGTGGTGGTTTGCAGCGCAATCACCACCGTGGCGGCACCCGTGGCGGAGGTCACCACATAGCTTTTGCGCACCGGCGTGGCGTCCACGTCCAGCGTGGCGTCAATCTGGTCGCCCTTGGTCATGTAGGCTGAAAGAATGTTCAGCGCGCCGCCCGCCTGAAACGCCGAAGCGTCATCAGTTGTCACGATTGTGTGCTGGTAGTTCAGCTGCTTCACAGCACCAATGGTCACGTAACCAATTTCGCGGCCACGACGCCAGTTTTGAAGTTCAATTGCCATATCAATGGTCCTTTCAGAAAATCGATTTTCAAAATCGATAATGGGTTTGGAAAGCATCAGCGCCGGGCAGCGGGTGCCGCCCGGCCTCCGTCATCAGGCGATGGCGGTGATGTCGTTCTTCATGATGCAGCGGGCCACGCCCTTGGGCAGGATCAGGATATTCGCACCACTGGTCTTGTGGGTGATTTCCCAGCACTGCCGCTTGTTGTTGCGGCTCCACTCGGTTTTCACATCGCCCATGCTCTGGCTGGTGCCCCCCACGGCAGGCTTGTGCCACAACAGCAGGTCCTTGGTGGTGGTGCCGGTCAGGTATGAGGCTGGCACAATGATCCAGTTCACAAAGTTCCAGGTGCGGCCCATGGTGCGGCCCATCTGCTTGAACGGCAGGTCACCACCCACCCACTGGCTGTTCGCATAGCTGGCATCACGCATCAGGCACTGGTGCGCCTTCATGGTCAGAAGACCATAAATCTGCCCATCTGCCGGAATGTCGTTGGTGTCCATCCAGTTGGCAATGGTGGTCATCATGTTGGCCGCCGTCAGCTGCGCAGCCGAGGCATCGAAAGAGTTCACGCCCGCCGTGAAGGTGGCAGCCTTGATCACATCAAGCGCGTTCTTGTCGGCACGCCGCCCCATGGCAGCCGATGCAGCCTGAACGGCGGCATCTTCTTCATTGGCGGCCATGCGTTCGCCGTCAAAGTCCGAGTTTTCCATGAACACAGACCAGCTTTTGAGGTCCGTGGAAACCTGATCAGCGTCAGGGTTAGCCAGCGCCTGGTCCTGGTGGCGCACAAGGTCAGTGGCGTCCACCGTGCCATAGCGGGGCCAATAGGCCTTGGTGCCCTGGAACTTGCTTTCCACCTGCATGGTGCCAGCAAGCAGGAAGCCCTGCGGCTGGTAGTGGTGGGTAACGCGGGAATTGTAGCGCTCAACATAAAGCGCATTGGCTTGCAGTGTCATTTGAATTGCTCCGTTGATCGGTTGAGGTGGTCGATCACCGGGTTTGGATAACCTTCACATGCGGCGGGCCGGTCCTGTGAAGGATAACGGCGGCAGCGAGGGGTCCTGTCCCTGTGCTGCCGCCGAAATTAAGCCTATGGCAAAGGCGTCAACGCGATCCCTTCGCCAGCGCGTCATAGGCCTCATCGGCCTGCTTGCGGAAAGCCCTGTCAAACTTGGGGGAATTGCTGTTGTAACGTTCATCATTGATCATGGCCAACACCTGTTCCTTGGTCATGTTAGTGGCCGCCTGCCCACCCAGCGCAAAGCCTTGGCCCGTTTGCGCCCGCAGCGCCTTGATGATTTCCACCCCGCCCGGCGTCAGCACAAGGCTTTCCAGTTCCAGCTTGGCCGTGTCGGAAAGCTTCAGCTGTGTGGCGGTGTTTTCGGCCCAGGCAAGGCTTTCCGTCTCGAATTGCTGGATGGCGGTTTTCGCCGCATCGTTCATTTCCGTGTGGCCCAGCACCCTGGCAATGCTCTGCACATTGGCCTTCACGTCGAATTGTTCGGCCAGGTGGCCGCCTTCCGCCAGTTGCCCCATCACGGCATTGGCCAGCTTCCCGGCCTGCGTCTTGCCAAGGCCTGCCTCTACCGCTGCCTTGGCAAAGGCCGTGGCCATGGGGCTTTTGGCATCAAAGAACGGCTTTGCCTTTTCATTGGCAATGTCCAGTACAAGGTCTTCAGGCTTTGACAAGGCCGGTTCGCGCGATGTGTGCGCCTGGTGGTAACCCTTCCAGGACGGCAGCACCTTCTTCAAGGTTTCCTCGGCTGTGGGGCCACGCATGTTTTCCGGCAGTTCATTCCAGAACGGAGCGGCCCCCTGTTGCTGTTGCTGCTGGTTGCCGTCAGAAGGGGGCGTGTTGCCAGCGGGTGGCGTGCTTCCGGGTGGAACCTGTAGGGTGTCAGTCATGGTCATGCCTCATGCTTGTGCGGGTTGCTGTGGCGTCTGGCCTTCTTTCACAAGCCGCAAAAGATCATGCACCAGCGCCTTCTGGCCATTCTGCTCCGCATATAGCTGAATGGCCGTTTCCATGGGCAGGCTCAGGGCCGACACGTCGAAAAAATGCCGGATGTGCTTTGCCACCAGATAGTCAAAAAGAACCTGCCCGTCCGGGCTGTTGAACACGTTCAGCACCGCCTGTGCCAGCCGCAACCGCGCCTCAGCATCCAGCGCCTGCTTGGCCTTGGCCTTGCGCACCCGGTCTGCCACGTCAATGCCAGCCAGAATGTCGCCGCCCTCAGCCCCGGCTTCCACACTCTTCAGAATGTCATCAAGCGTCAAACCGTGCATCATGCCGCCATCGCTTGCCCGGCTGCCTGCATCGCCTCGGGGCTTTGCGCTGCCAGCATGGCGGCCTGCTGTGCCGCTGCCTGTTGGTCCATGGCTTCGCGATCCTTGTCGCTGGGCAGCATGCGCTCCGGAATGGCCATGCCACGGGCAATTTCCGGCACCATCACGTCAAGTTTCGCATAGCGGTCCACACCCGCCGCCTTGGCCTGCACCATCATCAGGGCGAGGTCGATGTATTGCGTCAGCTTCTGCATGCGCTCGGCTTCGCGCGCCAGCGCCATGGGGCTGGCCACCTGCACGTCCACAAACATGCGGTCAATGTCCACCGTGCCGGGCAGCTGCTTTGCCTCATAGGCAATTTCCATCACCCGCTTCACCGCAGGCACCACGATTTCCATGATCATGCGGCCATAGGCCCCCATGTGGTCGCCAGCCATGCGCTTCACACGTTCAAGAACTTCCGTGGCCGAACGCACAGCTGCCGTGTCGGGTGGCAGCTGGTTGTCGTTCATGCCCACCTGAATTTCCATGGCCATGTCTTTGAAGATCAGCTGCGTCAGATCCACGCGCGGGTCTGGAAAGCGTGTAATGCTGGGTCCCAGTGTGCCGCCATTGCGGGCCACCTTGTTCACAGCGCCGGGATAGGTCAGGAAGTTGTCAGGGCTGAAAACCCCATCATCCACGGCAGTGTAAATGCCCAGCATGGCAATGGCTGCACCTTGCAGCGTCAGCTTCTTGCCGGTGTTCAGGGCTTTCACCGTGGGCATCACCAGCATCAACGGCCCACGGCCATAGGTTTCACCCGGCACGTTGAAGTGCCGTGGCGTCAGCCAGGGGCAGGTGCGGGTTTCGCCGCGGCGCAGTTCAATGCCCGCCGTTTCCGCGCCGTCCTTGATGGAGGCTATGCGCACCCAGCGTTCGGCCTTGGCGTCAAACACCGTGTCCTGGAAAAGCGTCACATCGCTTTCCGGCTTGTCGGCCAGGTTCTTCTTCAGCTGCTCCGAAAACTTATCGGTGCCGAATTCATCGGCCAGCGCTTGCAGGGTCCACTTGCGCGCCCAGAAAATGCCGTTCACCTTGTTGTAGCCGTCCGAGGTCAGGTCAACCTCATCCAGCGGCACAGCAATGAAGCGGCTCATGCCGCGCTTGTCAGCATCAATCAGCATGCAGCCGGTAGAGGCCATCACATCAAGGCACATTTCCGCCAGTGCCGTGTCCCACTCACCCGATTGAAAATGCGCACCCACAATCAGTTGCGTCACTTCCAGCTGCGCAGCCATTTCCTTTTGCTGGTCGGGCTGCATCGTGGCCTTGGCCAAAGGGCCGGGCGTGAGGCTGAAGAATTGCTGGCCAGCGGGTGCAATGTCCTGCGCCAGCCGGTTGGCCCCGCGAAAGGCCGAAACCATGGCCGTGTGGTCAAACACCCGATTGGTGCGCTTTTCGCCCTTGCCAGTCTGCTGCACACCTTTGCGGAAGGGAATGCCATATTCATAAACATCATCCAGCAAAGGCTGGAATGCAGCCTTTTCCGACTTCGCGGCCTTGCGCCGCCCTTCCATGGTGGCAAGGGAAATGGCCATGCGTCAGGCAGCCTGCAAGCCGCCAGCACCATCAGCGCCCAGGAACGAAAGCAGCGAACGCCCGCGCTTGGCACCGCCACGCTGGCCTGCGGCATCGGTTTCAGCACCCTGCTTGGCCATTTGCGCCAGGGCGCGGCGCTGGTTGGCCATCGCTTCCTGACGTGCAAGGGCTGTCGTGTCTTTCGGCTTTTTGAACATTTGGGTTACAGCGGCCATAGAACCACACCTCCGGGCTTGTGTTGCCGGTGGTTGCCGCCTCAAAGCCCAGCGCCTTTGCAATGCGCGCGCCAAAAGGGGTTCCCACCTCAGTCTGAATGGCAGGATAGGGCGCTTGCCGCAGCGTCAACGCGATAGCGCGCAACAGGCCCACCATGGCCCGTGGCCCGGTTTCCGGGTTCACGCAAAACCACGCTTCCCACAGATCCTCAGCCACCGGCACAAAACCCCCACAGGCCACGGCCACGCCCTGCCCGTCCCGATAGGCAAAGGAAGGCCCAGCCGCCACCTGCCCCATCAACATGCCCATCTGCAAGGCAGTCGCCCGCTCGATGACTTCCGCCATGTCAAAGCGGGTGCAGGGCTGGTGCATGGTGCCGGTCATGTGCCGTCACTCAGGAATTCAATGATGGATTGTTTCTGGCATTCTGCCCGCCCAATCATCGAATGCGTGATCAAGCCCTCAAAGCTGGCATAGGTCGTCCTGTCTCGGCACCCAGCCACAATCTGCACACCATGAATTTCACCACTACGCGCCATTTCCAGATAGCGCTCAAGACACCGAACGACGCTATCCACAGCCTCACCCGGCAAAGCCAGGGGCTCACCCGTCAATGAAACAACCTTCTCCATGCTATCACCTCACATCTTGTGAACGTCAAAATCATCGCGCCGTTGCGTCCAGCCGCTTTGCACGCGCCGGTCGCCGCCTTTGTCCCGGCCGAGGGACCGCGCCCCCTGAATGCGCCGCCACCCGCCGATGGCGTACTGCAGGGCGTCCTGCCAGTCGGAATAGCCGTTTTTCTTGTCGGGCTTGTCATCCCACTCAGCCCCCGGCAAGCCGCCTGGGCGCTTCTGGTAACGATAGCCTGAGGCCATGCCATTGATCCCGTGTTTGTTCGTGGGGTGTGGCGAAATGCGAAGACCCCGTGCATCGCCCTGCACCACGCGGCGCAGCTCTGCCCGCACCGTGTCCAGCCGCAGGCCCACCTCGTTTGATCCACCAAAGGGAATGCGGATTGGCCGCTTCATGATGTCGAGGCCGAATTCATGGAAGCTCAGCTGCCCGCCCTCGCTGTCACCGCCATACTGGCTGGCAGGGTCGGCCCATATCTCCACTTCGGTGCAGCCACGAAAGAACACGTCTTGTGTTTCCTTCATCATTTCCCAGAACCGCGCTGCACCACAGCGCCCCTCAGGCACTACGCTCATGATCACGTTGAGGAAGCCCGCCCCATCCGGCTGCAGGAACACACCCGCCGGCCGCAAGCCCGCCGTGCTGCCGTCCGCCCCGATGATCAGCGGCAGGTTTGGGTTTGGCGCAATCATCTGCTTGGCCACATGCAGGTGTTCCCGGAAGTCCGACACGAACACCGGCAAGCCGTCGCGGCTGTAGCCCCATTCGTTCAGCACGAAGCGCCGCAGCCGCCAGTCTTCCCACGTCTGGGCCTTGGCCGTGTAATAGTCCGCATCAAGGCGGTGCAGGTTTTCAGCCTCAGGGTTCACCCGTGCCCGCACAATCTGGCCGTCAGCGGCCCAGTCCACAAGCAGCCCGGCAGGCGCCGTGTAGAGCTTCCGGTTCATCACCGGGTGCGCAACCAGCGTGTCGTGCAGATAGTTGTTCTTGTCGGGCGCGTTGAAGGCCCCCAGCACCTGCCGGGTGCGCTTCTCGCCGTCTGCAAGGTCACCCAGACGGGGATAGCGCCCCACGCGCTCCTCGCAGGTTTCCAGCACGTTCAGGCTGAACTGGTCGCTCTCATCAAGGATGATGCGGGAATATTCCGCACCCTTCAGGATTTCGTCGATCGACGTGTCATCAAGGCCCTTGAAGTCAGTTTCCATTTCAATCTTCACCGGGTTCAGGCTGCCTGCCCGGCTGGTGTCCTGAAAGCGCAGGGTGTGCGTGGCAGGCCGGTCTTCACCGCCCGTCCAGGTGCCGCCGGGGTAATTGGTGGGAAACCACTCACGCCAGCTGCGCACCACCGTGCCCTTGGCCGTGCGCCAGGTCTTGCGCAGGATCAGCGCCCGGTCGCGCACCCAGCCATCGCGCCCCAGTCCCTGCCCAGCCCCGTCATGCACCCGCTTCAGGCACATGGTGGTGGTTTTCCCCTGACCCACAGGCCCCATGAGAAAAGCCGTCAGGGAAGCATCATTCAGGTACGCCTGGCTGGTCGGCCCCGGTGGCTCCCATGTGGTCAGGTTGGCCACCTCAGGCTCAAGCGCCCGCAGTTCATCGCGCTCACCCTCACTCAGGTCTTGGGGTTCAAATTCATCCATCACACCCAACCCCCAACCCCGTGGACCGCAGCAAGAGTTTTCCGGGCAAAATCAGCCCCCACTTTTGGCCATCCGGCCCCTATGTGGGAGCCTGCTCCCCTATAGGGGGGAGGGGGGGGCGTCTCGGGGGAAGCCAGTTCCGCCGCCCTGCCCTGCCATGCCAGCACCGCATGGCCCGCCGCCGTGGCGTGGTGCGCCCTGGTCGATATGCCAAAATGGCAGGACGGGCCGGACGGCGCGCCAGTTGCCAGATGATTTGCAATCACGTGGTTATTCATTGCTTTCCCCTTTGATTTCAACGTCTTGCGCATTTTGTCGGACGGCATCTAGTCGGACGGCTTCGCCCGCCTTTTGCATAAGCTGTTGATTTTGCATGGAATTTCTGTTGGCCACGATTACCAGCGTTGGCAGCTGGTCCTCGTTCACTTCCACCTTCACCGGCATCTTGGAATGCTGGTACGGCATGGCCGCCACAGCCGCCTGCATCTTCAGCGCCATCGCCCTGGCACCGGCGGCACTGCGCATCAGCTTGGCCAACTGCGCATGCTCCATGGAGTAAATCTCGCCCAGCACATCCGCCGGATCACGGTGCCCCAGCTTTTCAGCCAGTTCCGGCGGCACACCCACCGTCCGCTTGTTCTTCGATCCCTTAGGCCGAGCCATGTGCGCCCACCCCCCTCGATAAACAATGGCGGAAGCAGCCCGAGGCCAAAGCCAGAGCAAAACAGGTGTCAACGGCTGTCAACACTCCGTCAGTGATATAAGATATTGATTTATATAGATATATAACAACTTTTGACGTTATGACGATATGACATATACATACCTCCATGCAGGCGCGCGCGTGTGCGCATACATGAGGCCGTTTCGGTGATTTTGCTGTCAAATCGTCAATTGTGGCTGATCGTTCAATCATTTCAACGTCTTGAGACTTTGACACCACGTTGACAGTGGCTTTTCGTACTGTCAAAACGTCAAAGCCGCGCTTTCGGCCATGACGCCACAATAGCCCTGCCCCGCCCACGTCAACGCGCCACCCCGAACTTCTTCTGGACAGCCGAGGGGCGGGGGTGCGGGTGCCCACGCAAGGGTGAGACACGGAATAAACTGCGACGGAATTTTGCATGGGTTTACTCAGGGGCGGCGCGGGCTTTGACGCGGAACAATGGGCGGTATTTGCCCATGTATCGCCATTTCATCAGGCCATCAGGAAGCGATGTAGAGTAAGCAACAATCATGTCAGGCTGGTCATAAGCCGCCTTTGTCCACACCCTGCTTGGTCGGATTGTGCATCCCATCTGTAACAGGGCCTCCACAGTCACAATGCCATCCATCCTAGAACCCCTCCACATCCTCAATCACATCATCATTCATCACCGCCCTGCCCGCCGTGCGGCCCGTGGCGACATCCAGTGCAGCCAGGTCCAGCAGCAGGCAGCGGCTGGAATGGCGGTTGATGGTCACCCGGTTCTGGTTGCCCAGGCCTTTGAGAAACACGCCATCCGGCGCATCGCGCATGGCATTGGCCCAGGCACCATGGCCCGATGGCCCGGCACTCCACGGCGAGCCTTCAAAGATGCGCGCCAGCTGGGGCGAGGCCGTTGGAATGGCCAGTATCAAGCCCCGTGGCCGCGTCATGCCCATGGGCCATTTGATTTCGCGCACGTCGATCAGCCGCAGCCCCACCTGCGCCAGCTTGGTGTTGCAGGACTTGAACCCGCCGTCACTGTCGCCGGCCTCATAGTTTTCCAGCACCGCACCCACCGTCAGCTGGCCGCCACCGCGCCACATGTCGATGTTGCGGGTGAACAGGTGGCCAATGCAGCTGGCCCAGTTGTCGGTCTGGTCCTCATGTTCTGGCAGCGAGGCAATGGCCAGTTCCTTGGCCCAGGCGGCAATGCCATCGCCCACGGGATAGCCAAAGCGCGCCAGCCCTTCTTCGCCCAGCAGGATATGGGCACAGCACAGCAGCGTGCCGAAGGTCTTGCAGCCGCGCTCATCATGGCCACCGTCCTGCAGGGCCTGCCGGTACAGCGCAAACAGCGCGTTGAACTGGGGCCATCCATCCATCATGCGCCGCATGACCTTGCTGCCCAGTTCATCATCATCACGCAGCACCGGCTTTTCGCCCCGGTCGCGTTCAGGCGGCCTGCGCAGCGAGAGAATGGCAAGGCGCGAAAGGTCAGCCGGGTTGATGCCCGGCAGGTTGATCATGGACCCCAGGAAGGATGATCGACACTCAAACTCAATGCCATTGTGGTTGCTGCCACCGCGCAGCATCACACCACCCGAATAGCTTTCGCGCATCAGCTTGAAAATGCGGAAGGCCATGCTGCTGTCCGACTGGTTTTCCAGTTCATCAAGGCCAATGGGCCGCGCGTCCTGGTTCACCTTCTGATAAATGCCCGCCGGTGTGGTGTCCGTGGTGGACAAGATATAGGGCCCAAAAAACACTTTCAGAATGTCTTGCAGGGTGGACTTGCCGCGCCCCTTGTCGCCCACCACCACGATGGAGGGGCGCACTTCCATGGCGCCGGAAAACATGGCCACGCCCAGCCAGCCCAGCAGCAGCAGGGGGTCCGTCTTGGGCCGTGCCCAGCTGAAACGGTTGAACAGGTCCAACATCTGTTCAGCCGCATCTTCATTCACCGGCTGGTGCCAAGGGTGCAGGATGGCGGCCATGCGCGGATAGACCTTGCCCGACACTTCGCCCGGCACCTGCATCACGCCATTGACATAGAGGCTGTCACCGCAATGCACCACCAGGCGGCCCTGATCATCCATCCACACGCCACGCCCGCGCACCGCGTCCAGATGGTCGAAAATGCCCTTGCGATAGGCCTCTCCCCACAGGGATTGTCGCACCCTCTCGGTGCGGAACGTGTCCACCTTGGCAGGGCCAAGGGGCTTGCCATCCTTGGTCTTGGGGGCTTTGCCGAAGCGCGGCCACGCCCAATAGACATACCCAATGCGGTCACCGAAGATGCGCTCAATCACGCCCTGGCCGATTTGTTGTGACGCGGGCAGGCAGCACACCTGCCCTGCGGCATCCAGCAGCCAGAGGTCCCCCTTGGAATGGCCCAGCACCTGCACCGGGCAGCCATCGGGAAATTCATCGGCCTCAGGCTCACCACCGCCTTCACCACTGCCATCACCCAGCGACCGCAGCCCCCACATGCCCGGCGGAATGCCATTGCGGCTGCCGCCAATGGGCGGGTCCACCTCAGGCTTGCGCAAGGCCTGAAGCGTCACCGCCCCAACACCTTGCGCAATAATGGCCCTCACCTGCTGGCGGCCCTTGTCAGTCATGGATCATTCCCCGGATATGGCTGTTGGTTCAGCGCTTCTTTGGCTTTGGCAGCGGCGCAGCAATCTCGGCATCACCGGCCAATTCAGGTGTGGCGGAAGGTGGGCGAACACCCTCCGCCACGTTGCTGTTGGCCCCGCCATCCGGGGGAACGGGCGCGGGCGCTGCATCACCCACCACGGCATCCCCCGTGGCAGGCAATTGGGTTTCATCAATTTCAAGTGGAGGGATCACATAGAAGTCTTCATTGGCAACACGCAGTCGGGCTTCAAGCGCCCGCGCTTCCTCCTGCGCCTTGCCCAGTTCCCGCGCACACAGGCCGACCACCGAGGCAAAGGCCCCATAGGCCACGCGCGCCCACAGGTCGAGATCGTCAAAGCGGTTGGCCGGAAAGCGATGTGCACCCAGCTCACCCGCCTTGATGAATAGCTGTTCCGCCCCCACCACAGCACCTTTGGCCGTGCGCTCCACCACATAGGCCCCAAGGGCATTCACCATGGCCTCGCCATCCACCTCATGGGCAAAGCCGCCATCGCAAAACCAGTAATTGGGGTCAAACTCAGGCCCCAGCACCTGGGCCAGCCGCAAGGCAGCGGCATGGCCAATGGCCGTGGCATAGCTGGTCACATCAAGTCCAAGAATGTCTTGCATCACACAGTTCCTTTCAGTTGATCATTGAAATCTTTGCCCACGGTGGAACGCACGGCCACGGCGGGCTTGTTGAAGCCGATGAGGCGCTTCATCGCCTTGTTGAAGCCGTTCTGTGCCTGCGGCTTGGCCCAGTCATTGTCCTGCGCCACCACGAAAGCAGAGGCGCAAGGGTGATCCGGCACATTGCCAAGGTTGGAGAGAGAAGACGCCGCCCACACGCGCAAATCCGCATCGGCAAAGGCAAGTGAAAGCCCGTCTTCAATGCCTTCACACAGCATCAGCGGTGCAGCCTTGCCCTGCCCTGCCATGCTGTCCGGGTCCAGATTGCCCTTGCCATTGTTCAGGCGGATCACCAGCCCGAACACCGCAGGCCACATCAGCTTGGCCTTTTCCACATCCGCCTTGCCCTGGCCATCGCCGCGCAGGAAGGTCAGGTGGCAGGCCTTCATCACGCCCGCCCCATCCACCATGCCTGCAATCATCGCAGGCATCTGGGGCCGCGCCTTGTCCATCCAATAGGTGGCCTGTGGCAGAAAGCGCAGCCAGCGCCGGTCGCGGTTGGGCATGTCCCGAATGTCAATGCCCCGCGTCCGCAGATAGCGCTCGGCCAGTGTGCCTTCGAGGTCTGGCATGGCTTGCGAAAACATGTGGCAGGCCGCGCGGATATTCTTCACGCGCTTGGCTTCGGCGGCAGCATCCACAATGGCCTGCCGCTTTTCAATGGCGCGAGACGTGGCCGCGCGCTGCTCCTCACTCATGCCGCGTAAGCCATAGCGGTCTTCCGCCCAGGCCACGGCGTCTTTGAAGGCCACGCCCTTCACCAGCATGATCAGGTTCAGGCCATCGCCCTTTTCTTCTGTCACAAAATCAATCCAGCCACCGGCCTTGGGTCCGCTGATGTAGATGGCAAAGGCCGAAGGGTTGTCAGATGCACGGTGCGGCGGCAGCGCAGAGTAAGTGTGCCCATGCACCCGGCCACCCGGCACCAGTTCCTGCGCCAGCCGCCGCGCATCCTGGCGCAAGCGGTCTTTCACAATCTGCACCCGCCGCTCATAGGCCGCGCGCGCATCCCCATGGCCCTGCCCACCGGAGCCTTGGCGAAGGTGGGTCATGACGCCACCCCGATGATCTTTTCCGCCCGTTCGAGGATCAGCGCCGTGTGGCGGTTGTCGCGCATGTCTTCCACGCGCTGCATCCAGCGGCTCACCTGCTGCTTTTCAAAGCCGGAAAGCCGGGCCATTTCACCAACAGGCACATCCAGCCCCGTGGCGATCAGGTAAACCCCCATGGCGCGCGCATCCGATGCCAGCGACTGGAAGCGGTTCCGGTCCGAAAAGCGCGTCCAGTCGATTTGCGCAGCGCGCACCGGGTCCAGCCCCATTTCCCAGGCAAAAAAGCCACCCGCCATGGCCACCAGCTTGGGCATAAGAAGGGGTGCGTCAACCTGTCGCGGCGCTTGCGGCTTCATTATAGGAATATTCCCCCTGTCGTGTTGACAGCAGCGGTTTCAAAGGCTTTTTCACGCACAACGCACAACAAACAGGACTGTATTCAGGCTACTTCTGGAAATATTGCAGGGGCTGGCCGGGTTCCGGCGGGCGCACCATGGCGGCCACGGCCTCAGTCAGTTGCCGGTTCAGGTTCACCGCCTTGTGCAGGTCCAAGGCGAATTCCAAGGGCTTGCCGTTGGGCTGGCACATCTTCACCACCCAGCCGCCATCACCGTCCGAGAACACAAAGCAGGTTTTGGACTGGTCATTGAGAGAGGTCATGCCTTGGCCTCCCAATGCCGGTTCACCACGTCATGGCGCAGGCGCAGGCTGGCCGCCACCATGGATCGTATGAAGCCGCGCCGCTTCAGTTCAGCAATGCGCCGGGCCGTGTCGTCTGTTTCCTTGGCAAAGCCCGGCACTTCCACCCGCACCAGCGCCGCTGGCTCAGCCGCAACAGGCACCGCCTGACGTGTGCTGGCGGCAATGATGGCCGTGGCAATCTCCTGTGGTGTGGCTTTGCGCGAATTCATGGTGTGCGACAACAGCCGCGTTTTCATGTCGTCCAAAACATGCGAGGTCACAAAGCCCGGCACATGGCCATGGGGCTGGGCCTTGACCAACATCAGGCAGGCCCGCAGAAAGTCCGGCCCGTTGCGGTCCAGAATGCGTTTGAAACGAATGACGGCATTGGTCTGCCAGGGCTTCTGGTTCACCGCCGACACCGGATAGGTCAGAACGTCAATGCCATGCGCATTGGAAATGTCGCGCACCGTCACGGCCCAGTCGGCACCCGCCGCAAGGGCCGCCTTGTACACCTGCGTGGCTGAAATGCGCCGCACCTGGCCATTGACAGCCGCAAAAATATCCGCCGCCTGCTTCACCCTGGCCTGCACAATGGCACAGGGCACCCGGTCAAACCCCAGCGCCAGCGCCGCCATGCTGCGGTGCTGGCCATCAATGATGGCATAGCGCGGCAGGGAGCCATTGATCGGCGTCACGATCACCGGCGCAAACTTGCACCATTCAAAGCGGGCGGCAATGGCGCGCACATGGCGCTCACCTTCACGGCCCACCTCACGCTGATAGGCTTGGTCAATGAACAGACTGTCCAGTGCCAGCCATTCCAGCCTGGCCGGTGGTCCGGCAGACGTGGCACCGGGCGCAATCACCAGTTTCTCAAGTGGGCGCATCGCCACCTTCCCCTTCCAGTGCCGTCAGCCCGCACACCACCAGCAGCAGCGCCTGGGTGAACAGGGGCCGGTGGGCATTGGGCATTTTCACAAGGCCGTCACTGAGCGCGGCATGGGCGGCTTCGCGGCTCTGCCGCTTGTCCGCCAGCACCTTGCGCAGGTCGCGTTCCATGGCCACCAGCGCCGCACGGGTATGATCATGGCGGGCACTCATGCTGGCCCCTTTCCCGATGGCCTATCATCCTGCCCCATGCCGCGCATTTCAAACGCGGCCAGGAACAGAACGCAGCAAGCCGCATGCCACAGGTGGGAAAAGCCGGTTTCCTCGTCCACGCCTTCGCGCTGCCACCAACAGGCCATATGTCGCTGCAAGGCGGAATAACACCGGCTCCACGCCAACCCCTTTTCCCAATTGCGCTCGCCATACTTGGCCGCACCGAAAGCCAGCACCCTGACAACACCACGCAGCGCATCAAGCGGCACAAGGTGCCAAGGGTCTTTCGCTGCATCAAACTTGTTGCCGCCACTCATGCTGCCGCAGCCTTCTGTGCGGCCAGGTCATCCAGAACCTTGGCCAGTTTCGCCATGGTGGCATTGAAGGCCACAAGGCTGGGTGAGTTCAGGCCACGCCGCCAGCGGCTCATGGTGGCCTTGGGCACACCGGCCTTGCGATACATGGCAGTTGGAGACAGGCCCAGATCACGCGCCCTTGCCTCAAGTGCTTCAATGTGCTGTAAGTGTTCCATTCCTGTAACGATTGGACTGATTTGGCTGTTCCTGTCAAGCCCACTCATGGAACAGTTTGTGGAAATGCGTATGATGTACAACCCGGCCATCGTTTCAACACCACCATGTGTGGGGAGCCGGATATTGTCATCACTCAAGGAACAGATTGAGGCATGGGCCAAGGCCGAAGTGCCAAAATCCCACTTTTCCCGCAATGAACTGGCCCGCAAGGCAGGCATCAGCCCGGCCACCATTCATCGCATCATGGGCCTTGATGAAAGCTATGCCGCCACCCCGAAGTGGCAGAATGTCTCAGCCCTTGCCAAGGCGCTTGGCGTCAAGCCACCCAGCATTCCCCATCCCGATCATGACGATGGACTGGCAGAACCAGAAGCCATTGCCATCGTGCCATCCCCCTCAAGTGAGAGCATCGCACCCTCGCCAAACCAGACGGAATGGAAGGTGAAGGGCGCAAGTCTGGCCAGCATGGGCTATATGCCGGGCGACCATTTCATTCTCGACCAGTCCGTGCAGCCCCAGAACCGCGATTGCGTGGTGGCGCAAGTGGTTGATTACGAAACGGGAACCGCCGAAACCGTGCTGCGCGTCTTTGTTGACGGCTTCCTGGTCACGCCCAATTATATCATCGACGGCACACCACGTCTGTTTGTGGACGGCAAGATCGTGCACATCATGGGCACCATCATCCGAAGCTGGCGCGCCCGCTCCACCTCCTGACATGCGTCAGAATGTCCCAATTGTGAGATTATGTATTTGTTTCACATGAAACATTTTTACACGGTAACTGTTTCACGATTGAAACATACTGTTGCAAAACAGAAATAGCACCTGCATCCTGCCTCCACTGATTTGCACCCGCAAATCACCGATGGAGGATGATGTGAACCACGAAGACTTCAATACCCGCGTCATGGCACGGCTCAAGGCCAGCCTGCCGGATCACATGGAAGTGCTGCGCCCCTTTCTGGTGGAGGCGCTGCAACAGCCAACCGCCGAAGCGCGGCTTGCCTGCGTGAGAACCGTCATCAACCAGCACACGGCGCACATTGGCAATCTGTTGACCAGCTTCAACATGACCATTTACCAGAATGCCGACACTGCCGAACGCAACATCACGCGGCAGCTGGACTACCTGAAAAGCACAATGCCGGGCGTACTGGCCAATATTCGCAATGGCCTCTCGCTGCCCGATCAGGTGAACCTGTTCAGCCTGCAAACCGGCCAGCCCGTCGCCTTCGACTTCCGCAACCACCTTACGCCCGCGAAGCCAGACAGTGGCCGCGCCTCGGACATTGGAGGGTGATGGCCATGTTGCAGCTTGCTGTTGAATGGCGGTGGATCGTTGCCCTGATCGGGCTGATGCAATTTGCCGCCGCGTTTGAGGACGTGCGCATGGAAGGCCAGGGCCACAAGATCAACATTTTCCACGCCGCTGCCCATGTGGCGCTGGGTCTTTTGCTGCTGTCCACCGCATGGCATCTGGATGAAGCCGCCACGTGGCTGGAAGCCGTGGCCGCACCATGACCGACACACACCGCACCCCCTCGCTGCCACGCATCAGCCCCCATGCCGCACGCCCCACGGGCATTGTGGTGCAGCCCAACAGTGCCGATGAGATTGACCGCCTTCTTGTGTCGGTGCCGTTGCGCCTGCGCCGGGGCCTGTGGAAACAGGTGGGCGAACGCGCCGCCCGCCAGCGCATGAACACGGCAGGCTTCATCCGTACACTGATTGAACGTGAACTGGAAACACCCGCACCATGATCACCGCCAGCACCACACCCGCCACCACCACACAGGTCACCATCAGCATCACGCTGGAAAACCGCCTGGGCGAAAGCATCACCCTCAAAACCATTGCCCTGCCGGAAGGGGCCAGCGCAGCACCCCTGCACGCCAGTTACAAGGGCCGCACCTTCCTGATCGACCCCGAACGCTGGACCATCAAGGCAGGCCACATCGAAGCGACATACCGCGAAGAAGCCGAAGCCGACAACCTCAACGTCAGCAACGTGCCAGTGATCAGCACCACACGGGAGAAAGCAGCATGAAGGGGAAAGTCACATTGCGCTGCCCACAATGCGGCACAGAAGAAAAGAACGTTCCAACAAAAACCTATTGGAACACGACGCCACCGTGCTGCGCCGTCTGCAACACTGCCCTGATTGTGACGGACTTTAAGCGCGAGAAGGAGAAACCACAATGATCCCCCTTCGCCAAAGCTCTGGGGGACACGCCCCCCTCACCTACACCTTCACCGACCTCACCGCCGCCCTGCAACTGGGCACGGCGAAGACGGCGCGGGCGCGGCTGGCAGCGTTTGAGGCCCATGGCTTTCCAAAGGCCCTGCCCGGCCACGGCCACAAGCTGTGGAGCAAGCCGCAAGTGGACGCCTGGCTGGCCAACTGGGGCAGCTATCTTTCTTCTCCCGCCATTTGCGCGGGAGAAGGTGCCCGCAGGGCGGATGAGGGAACGCCACCTCAGAACATCACCACCATCACCCAGCAGCTGGAAGCTGCCTACTTCGCAAGGAAAACAGCATGACCGAGAAACCCATCCTGTTTTCCGGTCCGATGGTGCGGGCCATTCTTGAAGGCCGCAAGACTATGACGCGGCGGGTGATTACCAGCGCGCGTGCGCACCGCACACGAGAGAGCATACCTTTTACCATGAAGGGCGGGCAGCTTGATCGCGCCCTGCAAGGTGCAGATCGTTGGAAGCACTTGGGACTGAACACGTGGACTTGGAAGGCAGACGCATATGAGCATCAACTCCTTGCAACTCGCACGAACTGGATTGCTGACATTGGTTATGCCGTGGGCGACACGCTTTGGGTGCGCGAGACTGCTTGGATTTGCCCGCCTGGGTGGACCGACACGCCAGTCAATCCACGTGGGCCAAAACGGCAAGAGGTGGCGTACAAGGCTGATGACCGCAAGGGTGCAACTTCGGAAGCGGCACGCGACTACAATCTCAAACTTACGCCATCCATCCACATGCCCCGTTGGGCCAGCCGGATCACCCTGCGCGTCACCGCCGTGAAGGTCGAACGGTTGCAGGACATCAGCGAAACGGATGCAAAGGCGGAAGGCATGTATCGCGCTGCCGATGACAATTTATGGACTTTTGATAGCCATAGTGGATGGCGCTGTGCATCGCCGGTCTACGCTTTCATTGAACTTTGGGAAACCATCAACGGCCCCGGCTCATGGGACGCCAACCCATGGGTGGCCGCCTATACCTTTGAACACGTAAAACAATGACCCTCGCAGCGCCCGCCCGGTCCATGCCGATTGATCCTCCCCGGCCAGCCCTCCGGCGCGTGGCGCGCGCGCCTTCCCCTGCTCTTTCTGTGCGCGTATCATGCCCGGAGCAGGGGAAGGCACATTCCCCCACAAAGGGAACGCTCACCATGCCACGCAAAGCCACCGCCTCCATCCTCCACGTGCACTGGCGCACCCGCGACGACTGGGCAACCGCCCATCCGCGTTTCGCACCGGGCCCACGCTTGCAGGCCCTTGGCTTCAAGTCCCGTGACCTGAAACATGATGACGGCACCTGGTACAGCTTCGAGGAAGCCGCCGCCTTCTCCCGCGCTGTTGAGAATGAAGCCACGTCACGCCAGCACCAGCAGCAAAAGCCCGCCCGTCTGCCTGCCATCGCGCGCGCCCATGAAAGCCGCACCTTAAGCCAACTCTGCCATGACGTGTTCACCCTGCCGGAATTCTCAGGGCGCACATTGGTGGAAGGCAAGCGTGTGCGCGCCGCTCTCTCTGCCGTCACCGTGAAGGGCTATCGCTATTGCGCCACCAGTGTGGAAGCCGCCTGCCTGCGCATGCAGGAACAGGCCAGAACCCGCCTCAGCCTGTGGCACACGCCCGCCGCTGCCCTCACCACGCCCCTCATGCAGGCCCTGCTGCATGACGTGGAGCGCCATTCCGGCCTGGCCAAGGCAAGGGCCGTGCGCGCCTTCTTGAGCCAGATGTGGACGCGCCTTGGCCGCCGCGAACCCGGCACCAACCGCCACCTGTTTGACGACCTGGAACGCATGCCCAGCCTGCCGGGCCGCGTCACCCCGTGGGAGCCGGAACAATTCTGGGCCATGGTCGAAGCAGCGGACGCCATGGGCCTGCCCGCCATGGCCGATAGTTTCTTCTGGGGCGTCATCACGGGCCTGCGCCAGACCGACCGCCTGCGCATGACGCGCGCCAGCATCAGCGACACACACATCACCATCACCCCCAGCAAGACGGCGAATAAAACCCAAGCCGTGGTGCAGGTGAAATATGCAGGCCTGTTGCGCCAAAGGCAGGAAGCCGCCTGGGCACGGCGCCAAGGCTGGCCCGTGGCATGGCCCCACATGCTGGCCGATGAGCAACGCCAAAGGCCATGGCCCGAGGAAGCCACCGACTATCGCCACACCTTTGCCAGGGTGCGTGAACAGGCCGTGAAGCTGCTGCCATCCTGCGCCACTCTGAGAGATCAGGACCTGCGCGACACCAACCAGACCTGGCTGGACCGGGCCAACGTGGATCCCGAACTGATGCAACTGGCCGCAGGCCACAGCTTCAACCGCCACATGAGCCAAATCCAGAAGCGCCACTACGTCGCCCAGAACCAACCCAGACTGGATGCAGCAACCGACCTGCTCACAGCCTACCTGCTGAAACACATGCCAACCCACCCCACCGTCATCCCCGCGAAAGCTGGGAACCAGCTTCCACAGGAGAATGAGGGATGAGGCTCTTTCCTCAAGACCAAATGCCGAGAACAAAACGCATCAAGCGCATGCTCGTCATTGACGCGGGCGAACACCCGAGAGGCGGCAAGGGCATTGTCTTTCAGTGCGGCCAGTGCGGACATAACACAGGCTGGATTGCCGATACCTTGTCACTCACCGAAAACAAGCGCGGGCTTCCATGCCCAACATGCAACTCACCAACCCCACCCACCGTCACCCCGGCGGAAGCCGGGGCCCAGCTTCAACAGGAGAATAACACATGACCAGCTGCGGCATACCCAGCCCATGGGATAATCTCACCTGGGCACAGGAACAGCGGATGAAGATGATCGAGTGCATGCTGCGCGCCTATGGCTACATTAACCGCGCCCACATTGAACGCATGTTCCGCGTCTCCACCCCGCAAGCCTCAGCCGACATAAGCCTTTTCAAAACGCTCTATCCGGGCTTGCTGGAATACAACACCAGCACCAAGCAATACGAGCAAACCGTCCCGATACTTTGAGGGCCACCATGCCAACCGCACATGAAATAATCGACGTTCTGCTGGCCTGGGCTCAAGACAAAATTTGCTGCACAGAAGTGTCGTTCAGTGAACATAAATCGCGCGCCGATATGATCACCATAGAGCCGGTTAGGTCGCAGTCCTTCCGTCTCACGGCTTATGAGGTGAAGGTTTCACGTGCCGACTTCAAACGAGATAGCGAAGCAAAACAGGAGGCCGCACTAATCTACTCTGATCGCTTTTTCTATGTGACACCGCCTGCCATGGTAAGGAAAGAAGAAGTGCCGCCGTGGGCAGGATTGATCGAATGCGACGGCACAACTCTGAAGGTTATAAAGTTCGCGCCCAAGCGCCGGAAGGCAGCCCCCACATGGCAATTGGTGGTGGACATTTTCAGGTCAGCTACGCGCGTGAGGCGCGACACAAACCTTTTCACATCTGAGATCGCAGCCCTGCGTCACCATATCAAGCGCATGAACGATAGCCAAGAGAGCGTCGAGCGCTGGAAGCGAGAGCGATGGATGAACCAGTGGATGCAAGAAGCGCGCAACAAAATTTCTCCCGCACACACACCGCAAACTCCCTGAAATTCCCTCAAATCTCACGCCACATTCAAAATAACACAATGATTTCAACACCCCGCATGTCTCTTTTAATCATGTGGTCGCGGGTTCGATTCCCGCCCGGCTCACCAATCTTTTCAATCACTTAGCATGGAACAATCGCGGAACAATCGGACGGTTCGGACGCCATCGGACGTCCGATTTCGGACGCGCCGCCGAAAATCACGTGGTATGTTCCGCACCCGTTCCAGAAAAAAGGCCCCGCCGAAGCGAGGCCAGTCATGGGAGGAAACGCCCAAAAGGGCAATGCGAAGAACAGACCTTACGCTACACACAAAACCTTCACGGGGCCACGTAGAAGCCCGCTGTGACGCGCCAGATCACGCCGGTGGTGGCGGGGCACACAATGGTGGTGGCCGCGTTCTGGGCCACAGACGCAATGGGATAGGCGAAGTCTTCGCGCCAACGGTCAATGGTGCCTTGCGCCGCCGCTTCCGCCGGAATGCTGAAGGCCAGCGTGCCCGGCAGGTTTGTAGTGGTCACAATCACCGGCGTGGCCGCTGCCGTGAGCAAAGCCGCCGCAAAGCGATTGATGGAAAGATAGGTCAGATAGTGCCGCAGGCCTGCACCGGGTGCAGCCAGCGTCAGCGTTACAGCGGCAGCCGCCGCACCCGTGGCCGTGCCAATGTCCGTGGTGATCAAGCCCTCTGTGCCCTGTTCCAGCGCCACTGTGCTGGCGGCCAGCGTGGCGACGGCAGCGCCCGAAGTCCACGCCGTGGTGCGCACACGCACCTGGCGATAGCCCGCACAGGCACCCACCCATAGGCCAGCCACAGTGCCCGCGATCAAGGCCACATATTTCTTGGCCGCCTGGTTCACAGGCCGCATGACAATGGGCACCCAGTTGGTGCCATCCACCGTGCCAGCCACTTCCTGCGTCAGACTGAAGGTGCCGCGCATGTCCAGCGCCACAGCCGAACAGCCATCGCAGGGAATGACAATTTCGGCATTGGCCGCCGCCATGGTGGCCGTGCTGAACAGGGTTTCACGCGGGTGCAGGTTGCCAGCGGAAAGGTCTTTGGAAATCTTGGCCATCATGTCACCTGATAATGAAGGTTGAAGGGTCCGCTGTGCGGGGTTGGAAAGGTCATCACCACGTCGAAGCTGCCCGTGCCGGGCACCGCCACAAGGGCAGCAACGTCCGCCAGTTCGGGGTCGTTTTCGTCCGTGTCCTGTGCCGGGGCCAGCTTGATGGCAATGATGCTGGCAGGCGTCACGGCGGCAGCCGCCACGGTTTGCCGGTGTTCAAACCGGCCAGCCGGGCCGGGCACGGTGACCGTGGCTGTGCCCCAGGGC